AGTATTTGTCAATGTTTTCTATGGGTCTGTTAGATTGTGCTTTGTTCTGCTATGGGGGATTGTATGTGCTTGATTTACAACGAGAGTTCGATAAGTACGCAATTTTCAAAGGTGGGGGGGTACCCTGAAAAACGGGATGCGAAACGTACAGTTGAAACGTACGTTTTTCCCGCCCAAAGTCGAAAGTAAAAAATATCTTCATAGACATAGTGATAAAACTTATAAAAGCGTACTTTCTAAAGATTAAATAGATTTACATATAATCAGTAAAATAAGAAACTGCATAAACTGCAAGCAGATGTAATGCAAACTAACGTTTAAAACTGTACGGTCCAAAACGTACTTTATGCCTTTTTTTGCGTACTTTCAACTACTCAAAAGATGTTTGAAATTTGTTAGGGAAATTCCCTAACATTTGGTGCTCGCCGCCGCTCGTGGAACTGGTATCCAAATTTGTTAGGGAATTCCCTAACACGCTGCGTGGACGCTGCGCGATGCTCACCGCTGCTCTGGGAACTGGCATCAAAGCCTGTCATCGACAGGCGAAAAAAAACCCGCCTTTCGGCGGGTTTGGTATTACGCGTCAGCAGGTATCCTTGCGAGTGCAGACTGAAGGTCTTTGATGAACGCTGCAAGATCAGTGATCTTGCTAGCTTCCTTTTTCTGCGCTTGTGTGATTATCTCAGCGATAACCTTGCGCTTTGTCGACTCCCAAGTGCTTTTGCTTTCCTCAGCACCATTCGAGTCAGTAGAGCGCAACCTACGCTCAAGGGCATTCCGCATGTCCTTGATCTTGCTACCAACTTGTTGCTGCCAGTAGCGAGCATTGATCTTGCAGATCAACTCACGGTTAGACTTCGCTTTGTCTTCAGCAATATCTGCAAGATCCTTCGCACCAAGTAAAACCATCTTACGAGCGGACTCGGAAAACCCAGCGACTACTGCACTGCAAACGCTATCGTAAAAAGACCGGTCAGCGTCCTTGCCCTTGGGCGCTGTGAGCGCTTCGACGGTTACACCGTCAGCGTACAGAGAATCAACGGCCTTGATAAGACCCTTGGAAGCTTTCACTGATACGTCAGCGTATGCCTTGATTGCTTTGAATGACTGCTCGGAAAGTTTGATTGTGCTCATGGATATCTCCTTGGTTGAGCTGTGGCAGAGCGATAGTGCTCGACATCACAGACTCTATTGTGCACTTGTTAGCACCATTTGTCAAGGGTAAACACGTTTAAGCATGATCTGTTAGGGAATTCCCTAACATATAAGTTCTAGAACTTAGTACAGAAACTGGCATCGCGGATCGTGTTAGGGAATCCCTAACACCCACCGGAGGGGGGAGGCCCGATATGGCTTTGGAGTCCCACCGGCTGTCTAGGTCTACTATTCCGCACAAATACTCCCCGCGCCCTCAAGTACAGCTATAATTTTTATAGTTATACAGAAACAACAAAAAAAGACAAAATCTCCACGTAACGTATCAAGATAAAAACAACTTATACGTACATATACTAGGTACCCCCCCTCGACAAATTTTGCCGGTTGTAATTACCCCACCCCCCTTCATATATAGAAACCCCCCCGTCAATGTTTGACATCCTTTGTTTATTTGTTATATTTAGCTTTCGGTCTTTATGGACTTGCGAAAATGGAACGTGTAATACACATAGAACCTGAACTGGGAGTGCCATTAGCACCCGATACGACGCATTACGATTTACGTCAACGTGCGGAAGCTGCATGTAAATCCATCAAACTGCTGGAGGAGCATGGCTTGGATACTGAAAATACCCAAGAAGACAAAGAAACAGCGGCTGTAATAACCAAAGCTTACGCCGCAGACCCTATAAAAACATCAAAAACGGTTAATACGGCACGTGCGGCCCTGATGACACCGGAGTCATTAAAGAATATCCGTGCATATTTAGACGAATATGGCCGTGCGGTGGTGACTAAAGCCATTGAAATCCGCCATACCGTCACAAATCGGCTGTTAGAAGAGTCAAAAAACCCCGATCCTCGGGTAAGAATCCGTGCGTTAGAGCTTTTAGGTAAGGTTTCTGACGTTGGACTGTTCACAGACCGCTCTGAAGTGACTATTACGCACCAAACAACCGATGAAGTGCGAGAAAGACTGCGAGAAAAGCTCCAAAGGCTGATTAAGCCTTCAGATGATGGGCCTTATGTGGTGGAAACGGACAATAATGTCGTCGATGTGGATGAAGAATTGGGAATAAAGGTCAAATATGACCCCGAAAACCCCCCAAAAACTGACGAATGAACGCAGCTTTAGACTTTTCTGATGCAGATATCCAGCAAATGCTGGACAATTTGGATGCTTTTACCCCTGAAGAACAGGCGGAAATCGAAAAACTTGCCGATATTCTTGAAGAAAGAAAAGCTGCAACGGCTTGTTATAACGACTTAATTGAGTTCTGTAAGCACATGCAGTCCGACTATAAAGTCGGTAAACACCATCGAATACTGGCAAATCTGCTGATGGATATTGCCATGGGTAAAAAAGACAGGGTGTGCGTGAATATGCCCCCTCGTCATGGTAAAAGTCAGCTTGTTTCTATTTATTTTCCCGCGTGGTTTATGGGGAGGTTCCCCAATAAAAAGATCCTGATGGTGTCGCATACCACCGATCTAGCCGTCGATTTTGGCCGGAAAGTCAGGAATATTATTGACGATGTGCGTTATAAGCAGGTGTTCCCCAACGTGTCGCTTGCCGTGGATTCTAAAAGTGCAGGTCGATGGAACACGAATATGGGTGGGGAGTATTTTGCTTGTGGTGTTGGCTCGGCGCTGGCTGGTCGTGGTGCAGACTTGTTATTAGTTGATGACCCACACAACGAGCAAGATATTATCAATGGCAACTTCGATGTCTTTGAGAAAGCATATGAATGGTTCACGTATGGTGCGCGAACCCGCTTGATGCCCGGAGGACGTGTCGCAATTGTTCAAACCCGTTGGCATCAGGATGACTTAACGGGGCGCGTGACCCGTGACATGGGTATGAATGAAGGTGCAGATAGCTACGAGGTGGTGGAGTTTCCGGCTATCTTTAATGCAGGGTCGGCCAATGAAAAGGCGTTATGGCCCGAGTTTTTTGATATAGCTGCGCTGCACCGCACAAAAGCATCCATGCCGGTGTTCCAATGGAACGCGCAATACCAGCAAAACCCGACGGCAGAAGAAGCCTCTGTTATTAAACGGGACTGGTGGAATATCTGGGAAAAAGAAGACCCGCCCAAATGTGAGTACGTCATCATGACGCTGGACGCGGCGGCTGAAACCCATAATCGTGCTGACTTTACGGCGCTGACGGTATGGGGGGTGTTTATGAACGATGACCCGGATACGGAAGCGCCAAACACCCACAATATTATTTTATTAAATGCGATCAAGAAACGCGTGGAGTTCCCCGAGTTAAAAGAACTTGCCATGGAGCAGTGGCAGGAGTGGGAGCCTGATGCGTTTATCGTGGAAAAGAAAGTTTCAGGGACTGCGTTATATCAAGAGTTGCGAAGGACAGGCATACCCGTCAATGAATACACCCCCCACCGAGGTAGCGGCGATAAGCTGGCGAGATTAAACTCCGTGGCGGATATCGTGAAGTCAGGTTTATGTTGGATTCCACAAACACGCTGGGGCGAGGAAGTCATCGAGGAAATTGCAGGTTTTCCGTTTATGGCCCACGATGACTTGGTGGATACAACCACAATGGCTTTAATGCGGTTCCGTCAAGGCGGGTTTATTCGGTTGCCTAGCGATGAACCTGATGAGATTCAATACTTCAAGCGCCGTAAGGGTGGCTATTATTAAGGAACGACAATGACTACCAGTGGAATATTTAAAGGACTTTATGCCGCGCCGCAAGGACTTGAAGCCGATGACGAGCAAGGCATTGAGATTGATATTGTCAACCCGGACATCGTGACGCTAGATGACGGAAGTGTGGAGATCACACTCATGCCCGAGGATGAAGAGTCTGAAGGTGGGTTTGACGAAAACCTTGCCGATGTTCTCGATGAAGGTGCAGTGCAGGAGATTGCAAACGAACTGCTTGGGCTTATCGATGCCGACATCACTTCCCGTAAAGAATGGGCAGACACGTTTGTCAAAGGTCTGGAAGTACTAGGGTTCAGGTACGAAGAGCGCACTGAGCCGTGGGACGATGCTTGCGGGGTGTATTCAACCGTCCTAGCTGAAGCAGCCATCCGCTTTCAAGCGGAAACCATGAGTGAAACATTCCCAGCGTCTGGCCCCGTAAAGACTAAGATCTTAGGGAAGATCACTAAAGAAAAGGAAGAAGCCGCCCAGCGTGTCAAAGAAGACATGAATTATCAGTTGACCGAGCGGATGGTGGAGTATCGGTCAGAACATGAGCGGATGCTCTACAGCCTTGGGTTGGCAGGGTCTGCATTTAAGAAGGTGTACTACGACCCGAGATTCGGGCGGCAGGTGTCTATTTATATACCTGCGGAAGATGTGATTGTGCCTTATGGTGCGTCGCACATCGAGACTGCCGAGCGGGTTACGCACGTGATGCGTAAGACCAAGGTTGAAGTTGAACAGTTAATGGCAAACGGGTTTTACCGAGAGTTAGACCTTGGAGAGCCGCAGTCATTCCACACCGACATCGAGAAAAAGAAAGCCGAAGAGGGTGGGTACACCCTGACTAACGACGACCGCTATACCCTGATGGAAGTGCACGTCACGATGACCATCGACGGCGTGGACGATGAAGAATCAGACCTTGCTAAGCCGTATGTCGTTACTATAGAGAAAGGCACCGGGGAGGTGCTGGCGATACGTAGGAATTGGAACCCTGATGACGAGTTAATGC